GAAACGAACAGGCCAGCGCTCGAAGGACAGGATGGCTCCGACGGAGCCAGGAGAGACGATCTCGGGTACATCAGTGATGGTGCACTCGATTCCGGTTACAGCCCAGTTGGAGGGAACCATGGCCTCGCCGACGACGTAGACCGCAGGGATGCGGGTGTTGTTGGGCAAGGTGTAGTAGCCGGGCCAGCTGGCTTGCGACTTGAGCGTGGTGCCATCGGCCTCGTAGAGATCGAGGATGTAGCGCTCGATGGTGGTGCGCAGGGAGCGCACCTCGGGGCAGCTGGTTGAGATCGTCATGACTGCTCAGCGCGGAGAGCGTTGCGCAGGAAGCGGTCGAACTGGGCTTGTGCTTCTTCAAGAGGAGCCTTAGTCCAAGGTCGGCCGGGGAAGCGGAGGCCGGTGATGGCAACTCCGCCCTCGTGGACCTGGGCGGCATATTCCACCGGCCAGGTGAAGGTGACTGACCCATCAGCGTTGACGGATCGAGTCTGGCTGGCACGGAGGCGGCCGGTATCCACGATGTCCCGCACCTTCGGAGGTGTGGGGTAGTCCCATTTGGCCGACGAGATCTCCGCGGTGAAGCGGGTGTCGAGCCAAGTGGCAAGCTGCCGGGTCGCCTGGGCGGTGGCAGCGCGGAGCTGTGCGTCGAGTGGGCGTCTAGCCATCGATGAAGCCTCCGATGACACGGAACGTGCCTTGGATGGACTGGCGGATGTCCTGGTAGGCAGCGGCGTCCATATCGAGATCGAAAACGAGCTCGAAACGACCGCGGTAGCCATTGATGATGGCTTCCGCCTGGCTGCCGTTGGTAATCCGAAGGTCCAGGCGATCAGGGCTGAGCAGGCGCCCGCTGCAGCGGTAGCTCGAGTTGTCGGCTCCTGGTTGGCCATCCCACGAGGGGGCCTCGAGTTTGAGCGCAGCCAGGTATTCGACGGTCTCGACGGTTTGCACCGTGTTGCCCGTGCTGGCGTCCGTAGTGAGGGTGGTTCCGCCAACCTCGAATGCCAGCTGGGCATTGCCCCAGGGGGCGTAGCTGGCGATCGTGGCGGCGGAGATAGCCATGACTACAGCGCGAATCCAGAAAGAGCGAGGTTGCCTTTGAGGCGTTCGTACTCCTGGCCGTACAAGCTGGCGGTCAGACCGGTGCCGAGGGGCTGGCCGGCCTGACTACCGACCTGAAGGCCGATCTGCATGACACGGGTGGAGAGGATGTGGGCCGCCAGATTGCTGACGGCCTCGGTGTGAACGGTGCCCCAGTTGGCCGCAGGGGTGGAACGGCCAGCCTCCGTGAGGGCGCTCTGGACTACGGGGAGCGAAAGCTCGCCGAACTCGGGGAAGCGGGTAAGGAACTCACTGGAGGTGGGGACAGCCATTAGCCGTTACCCTCTGTGATGGCAGAGATGCGCTTGCTGATGGCGTTGCGGATGCGGATCCGCTGCTCACCTGACTCCCAACGTTGGAGCTGGGCGACATCGAAGCTGTCCTCCACGAGACGGAGTGCCTGCGTGACAGGCATGTCTGCGATGGAGTCCACGTCAGCGGCTGCTGCAGGATCGGACACGAAGGCCTGATCCTCTTCGACGCGCAGGGCGCCGAGTTTCAGCATGTTCTTGACGACGTCGTAGTCCTTGATCTGCTCCCACACTTTCTCGGGGAAGCCGCGGTTGACACCGGACTTCACCTGGATGCTTTCCGGTTGTCCTGTGTGTTGGACAAAGGAGAAGCCAATCGTGCACTCGGGGTCCATTGGAGGACTTTCGAGTTCGGGGCGATAGACGAGGATCATGATCAGAAAGGTGAAAGAGCCAACAAAGCAAGCGCGCAGCCTGGATCAGGCTTTCTCGAGCACGATGGCGCTCTTGGGGTAGTAGAGCGCGAGGCCGCCGATGCGAGCGTGAGCGGCGACGGAGAACTCGAGCTCGGCGCGCACGGGCGGGAAGAACTCGAGGGGCTGCGGGATGTGCAGCTGCAGCTTGTCGGGGCTGCGGTCGTAGCAGATCACGCGGTCCTTGGACAGGACACCACCAGACTTGGAGGCTTCGAGCTCGTTGATGGGCTCGATCGCGGTGATCATCGGGTTGGTGCGCAGGAAGAACTCCATCACCGTGGTGTCGGAGGTGGTGCTGCGCGGGGTGGTGGAGATGATGCGGTACACGTTGTAGGGCACCAGCATCGTGTTGGGCATCTCCTTCATGTTGCTGTTCTGCACGATCCGCGTGGCGGGCTCGTTGAGCAGCTGCAGCATCTCGTCGGTGGTGATGTCCACGGTGTCGAACCAGTGGTCCGGCACCAGCTTGTCCACCTGATTGTTGTTGAAGAAGCCCTTCATGCCGGAGGGGGCATCGCCGAAGTAGGCGATCTCCTGCACTTTCTCCTCGTAGGCGCGGCGCACGGCGTTAGCGCGGCGCTGCTCCAGGTTCATGCCGGGCACCATGGAGGCGGCACGGGTTTCCTGGACGGTGTAGGCGAAGGAAGCACCGAGGCTGCGGACCGGGTGGGTCACTTCCTTGCGGAGGACGTCAGCACGGGGCAGGTCTTGGGCTTTGTCGCCAATGACCTTCATCGAGCCTTGCTTGTCGAAGACGCGATAGGTGAAGGAATCAGCGCCGTTACCGACCTCGGAGGAGACGGGGATGACGGTGCTGTACTTGATGTCGGCGTACTCAACCTCGAAGGCGCGAGCGAGGATGGACTCCAGCTCGCGAGCAAGAAAGAGGCCGACCGAGTCGTTACGGATGTCGGTGGTCATGGGATGGGGCTCCGGGATCAGGTGTCGGCGGTGAAGGTGATCCCCGGGATGTCAATCTCGAGGAGGACCAGGCCGGCGCCGCTGGTTTCAGACAGCCAGCGAGCCCCGCCAGTCATGGCGAAGGTCTTGTTGGCCACGGCGGTCTTGGTGAAGCGACCCACGAAAGCACCGGTGACGGTGGACGAGTGGTCGACGCCGAAGAAACGCACAGCATCACCGAGGGCGATGGCGGCGGTGCTGTAGACCCAGACGACGCCTTTGGAGACGACGTTCATGGTCTGGCCATTCGGGTAGCCCACGCGAAGGGAGCCATCACCGATGATGTTGGTGGGGTTGGGGGTGTAGGCAGAGCTGCCGGCCACGCCCTCGAAGGTCAGACCGTCGACGGACAGACCCACGACACCGGTGCCACTGGTTGCCAGCAGCACAGCAAAGGGATCGTTGCTGGTGGGGTCGTTATCGATGGCGACCAGCGAGCCGAAGGGGATGGCAACGCCGGACTGGTTGTAGTAGCTGCGGGACACATAGGCCTGCAGGTCAGCGATCATGCCCTCGTGGCCCACGGTCAGCTCCAGGGGGTAGCTGCCTTGAGCGCCGGTCGGGTTGCTGACGACAGTAGGGGTGAAAGATACGGCCATTGGAAGGAACTCCTTACTTGGTAGCGGTGAGGGGACGTTTCCAAGCGTCAGTCACCTTGCTGCGATAGGCAGCGATGGGGCTGTCGGTGGAGCGGCCGGCACCTTTCAGCGCGTCACGCAGGGTGGCGGTGCTGTCGGCGCGATCGGAATCGGCGTCCTCTTTGGTTTCGCCGTCGGCATCCTCGGAGTCGTCGTCCTCGGGGTCGCCATCTTCGTCGCCTTCGGCGTCAGCACGGGCGGCGAGGATGCCTTCAACCACGCCCTGGATGTAGGCGGGTTCGGCGTCGTCGCGGGGTGCGGAGCCGGTGAGGTTCTCGAAAGCCTGTACGTACAGGGAGGCGTCGTCGATACCGTCGAACTTGAAGTCCTCGGTGAACGCGGGGGCGAGGCGTTGCAGGGTTGCGAGGCGCTCGGCGACCAGCTGGTCGAGCTCGGCGGTGTCGATGCGGGCGTCGCCGGAGGCAGCGAGCTGCTCCTCGAGTGCATCGGCACGACCTTCAGCGGCCTCTTTGTCGTAGGCCAGAGCGTCGAAGTCGGCCTGCAGAGTGTCGAGCTTGGTGGCAAGCTCGTCGCGCTCGGTGGTGAGTGCTTGCAGTTGGCGCCCCATGTCCCGGGAGTAGGACTGGACCGCGCTGGCTGCTTCTGCGGGCAGATCGATCTCCAGGCCGTCGAGTTTGACGGTTGCCATAACGGGAGATGCAGTTGAACTGGACTGGGGCGCCATTTCGTGCTCGGGGAAGGCGGCTACAGCATCAGCTGCATCCATTCGATCGAGCAAGAGTCGTACCTCCGGGCCAGCCCGGCCGCGGGGGACAATGGCGATGTGGTTCACCCGGATGTTGCGCTGGACGCCGGCGTACTCTTCGCCCTCGGGGGTGATTCCGGGGGTGGGGTCAAAGTCGACCTTGTAGCCGGCAGATACCTCGGTGGCATCCTTGCGCTTGATCTTCTCGATGGCGTCCTGGTCGGTGACGACGAGGGCAACTTCGACAAAACCGTCGTTGTACCGAACTTGGCTACCGGAGTAGCCGACTTGGTACTGCTTGGTGTTGGCGGAGTCGAGAAGAACCGGTGGGTGACCCCACGTTGCGGGTTTCATGCCGAACGTGGAGAGGGAGTCCGGGTTACTGACCTCCTCAGGGGGTCGGTATTCGCGGACTTGGGAGCCATCAGACCGGCGGTAGAGCTGCGTACCCGAGCGGGCGGCGCGACACCAAACCCGGAGGTAGCCCTCGGGGGTGGTTTCGCTGCCCGTGATGGGAGCGAAGTCGTACCTGGACACTGATGTTTCCATGCTTAAGAGCTTACCGGTTCTTGTGCGTTTGCTTAGCTTTATGCACAGAGCGGTTACAGCACTTGGCGATTCATAGGCAGTTGACGTTGTGTCGGCGTATCAGGGCGCTACGGGAATACCATAAGTTTACGCAGTTTGAAGTTGCAGAGAGGTTAGGCGTTAGCCAAGCTGCATATTCGCGGTTGGAGAAAGGAGAGATAGAGGTGTCAGTTATGAAGCTGATAGCTTTGAGCGAGATCTACGATGTTAGGTTGCAGGAATTAGTAAAAGATATCTAGACGATCTCGAACCACGCGAGGTCGAGGAATAGCTTGGCGGCGTTGTTGGTGGGAGTAGCGGCGATCAGTAGTACGTCGCTTACGCCAGCGAGGGTGCGACCGAGCTGGAAATTGAAGTCTGTAATGCTCCCGAGGTCTAGTGAAGAAGAGCTTGTGAGATAGCCTCCTGCGATCTCGGTACCACCGGTGAAGCTGGTGATTGTGGTGTTGTATTGGACGTTGTTATTGACGTGAGTGGACCAGGTGCCTCCTGTGATTGTGGGGTTAAGCAAAACATGGTACTGGACAATGTCTAGCTTGTTATTTGTCGTCTGTTCGACAGCCGCGTTTAAGTTGGATGGAACAACTACACTATCTAAACGGGTGCTGTTTAAGCGCAGCGCCAGTACGGGGTAGATCGTGCCGGCAGTGGCGAGTGTGACTGCGGTGGAGCCGGTGGCGATGTTGTAGCGGCGGCTGAAGCCTTCGTATCCGCCCTCGGAGGCGACGGTGTTGCAGATCTGCTTTGCGGTAGCTGAGGTCGCAATAGTTCCTGTGTTCTCGATCTCCTGGCGTAGGGGGAGGATCGCGGTGGTCATGTAGCTGGTGAGGTTGATGTTGTCGCCGTGGAAGGTGTGAGCGATGACCATGCGGCCGTCTACGACGAAACCGCATCGGACATCGCCGACACCGAGCCACTCGATGTCAATCCAGAAGATCTGGGTTTTGGATAGGTCGAGAGTGCGGCCGGAAAGGCCGGTGCCATCGAATTTGTCGTTGTTCCAGTCGGCCTGGGCTATGCGGGTATTGACGACGCTGCCGGTGACGTAGCTGCGGCGAACGAGGTAGGTAGCAGTGCCATCGCTCTCGAGATAGATGCCATTTTGGGTGCCGAAGTAGCCGATGCGTTGGCGCAGGTTGGTTCGAGGCGCGGCGAAAGCGAAGGATGTCATCACCAGCATCGATTTACCGGGCTGGTAAGGGAAGACGCGTTTGGTTTCGCGGTAGACGTAAGCGCCAGAGGTTGTTGGGACGGTGAGATTGACGCAGCTTTCGTTGGCGGCGTATGTCTTGGAGCCGCCACCATTTAATGCTGTGTCCCATTTGTCGTTTTCTTGGTAACGATGTTGGCTGTCAAACAGCGTGAATGGGGAGCTTGTACGGAGACGGCCGAAGGCGTCACCACTGGTGCCGGTGTTAGCGAGGACGGGTACGGGATAATCGTCATCGCTGCGTACGTAGACGAGCTCGTAGCGGTCGTTATTGACAATGCGTTGGCCCACGGGTAGATAGCGCTGCTGCTATCAGGCTAGGGGCGCTACAGCGGAGTACCGAAGGGCTGCTTGCGCATGCGGGCAGGGCGGGCCACACGTTTTGGCTTTAGGGCTAGTCGTAGCCGTGGGGTTTTGACACCGAGAGCCTTTGCTACATCACTCATTTGAATGAGTCCACGCTCCATGGCTGCTCGCGGCGCAGTGTTGGCGTTGGCAGTCAGGATGCGGCGTGTGAGTCCAGGAATGCGCGGTTGATCGGCCCCGCTTACGAAGCGTGAGCGGGGCATCCGGTCGGCAGCCAAGAGTTCGCGCTCGAGAGCGTCGTGGTAACGCTTGACTGCGATCTCGAAGCGCTCGGTGTTGGCAGCGCCTCCGTAAGTCGATAGTGCCTTTGCCTGCTTCTCAACGTTAGCTAGTACACCTTTGTATTTATTAGTAAAATCAGCACCGCGTGAATTAAACCCTAAAAAGTCGGGAAGCCTATTCATATCATACATCAAGTTCATTACACCATTGCGGTAATGCGCTGGTTGCCGTGGATCATGCAGCTCTGTAGCATAACCAAAGTCTATCAATGCTACTTTTTTACTTTTAGCATTAACCATAAGATTTCCGTTATGAATGTCTCCATGTGCTAAGCCTGCTGTGTGTAACTTGCGAAACTCACGTGCGATTTTTGTTTTAACAATTAAGGGTGCGTTTGAGGCGTTACCATTAGAGTCACGGTATTCTTTACCTAAAGTCTTGTAGCCACTCATATGAGTCAAAATAAGAGTCTGCGACCTTACCTGGCCATCCGCGTCGCTGATTGCTTGCATACGAAGCGGAGCGGGGACGTTGACACCGGCATAGTCGGCCAGGTCTAGGCGGCGGAACTCGCTAGCAACGTCGTCCTCGTCGCCATTGCGGAAGAGCTTGATGCCGTACTTCTCAGAAGGATGGACAAAGTAAGTGCCGAAAGCTCCTGCGCCTGCTTGGCAGCGGGGTTGATTGACGTAGCCTCCTGCCGATGCAAGACCCTGGCTGCCGGTAGACACCAAGGCGCGGGCGTGCATAGCCCCGGTGGAAAGGCCGTACCAATCGGTGTCGGCGTCAAACTTCCCCGGGGCTTGGATCTTTCCCAGACCACCGCCACATTCAGCAGCGCGGCGACGCTGGTTGATCTGCTCCTGGACGTCCCACTCTTGGCCCTCCGCGATGGCTTCGTCGACGATGCGTTGAGCTTCGTCCTCGGTGAGTTTGGGGTGTTTTAGTTTGTTGACAGGGTCGTTATCCCAGGCCTCCTTGGTCCTGTACTTACTGGCGATGGCAGCACCTCCTGCTACTACACCTGCGACAAGCGCGACTTTAGCAGCAGTCTTAAGCGTTTCTGCGGTTATACCGCCTGCTTGTTTTGTGCACTTATGCGTGCGAGGAATATGCGACTCGCCGCAGGGCTTTCCCTTGCCGCCCTTAAGGGCGTCGATTCGCGCTAGGCCGAGGACTTTCCCGGCGTGAGAGCTCCATCGCGGCGGCTGGTCTTGCCGGAGCAGCGCCACTTTGCCCGCGACAAGCACAGCGGGGTGTTGCGTTCAGCGCCGGCGCAGTTGTAGCCCTCGGATTTCATGTCGCCGAAGCTGCGGGCGCAGTAGCGGTCGCCTTTGTCGGTGCCCGGGGCGATGGTGTAGCCCTTGGCTCCGTAGCGGATGCGGTTCTTGCGGCCCGTTTCGGGGTTGGTCACCACCTTGGTGTACTTCTTGCCGTCCTCGGTGTCGAAACCGGCGGCCCAGACGTCGGTTTTGGAGCTCACCATGACAGGGGCGCCGGTGCGCTCTTTGCATGGGTCTTCGCGGCGCTTGCGCGCGACGAGCCGGCGGCGCTCCGCAGGAGAAAGGGCCAGAGCTTTGGCGGAAGGTAGGCACTTTGGCTTACCTTCGCCCTCGGTGCGGTCACCGCAAGGGCCGAGGATGCGGCCGCTGCTGTTCATGCGGACCCACTTTTCTTTGAACCACTTGTCGAGGGCGTCATTACGGAAGGTTCCGCCGCGCTTTTTGTATTCGCGGACCATCCAAGCGTTGGCATATGCGCTCGGGTAGATCTTGAACTTGCGCTTGGCCTCTGCTTTTACTGCGGCGTGCAGCTTTTTGTCAGCAAAAATGACCCCGCGGGCGTCGGCGCGGATGCGCAGCGTTGCGGGGGTGAGGTTCATGGCTCGAAACCGGCGGCCCAGATGGAGTCAGAGCGCTTCATCTTGGCAGCGCCCTTGCGGGTGGTCTTGCTGCCCTTCTTGTAGCCCATCTTGTTGAGGGTGCCGTAGATGTAAGCGGCGGCGCGTTCACCTTTAAGGCCGCGAGCGGCGGCTTGCTTGGCGAGCTCGGCTTCCATGGCGGCGACTTTGGTGCCGCGGGGGTCCATGCGGGACTCAGTGGTACCGGCATCCCGGCGTTTCCCCCGCATATCCTCGAGTGCTAGCTCGAGTTCATTGCGAGCTAACGCGTCACGAGCCGGGAACAGACCCATAGCACTCAGTTTTTGTTTCTCTTCTGAGGTTAAGCGCAGGTTGCGGCTACTACCCGCCTTTCCCCACTTGCGTGCGCTAGGACGTGAGGTTGGTTCAACTTTAGTTGCTGGACCTTTAGTGCACTTTTCGCCCTCGGAGATAGCTCCTTTACCACATTTGAGGTCGAGGCGGAGGGAGGCGTGGGTCAGGGTCATGGCTCAGATAGCAAGTTGATCGAGCTCGGGGGAGAAACCGTCGGCGTACACAGAGTCGCGCCGCTTGGATGCGGCGTTTCGGCCTCGGGTGACAAACCCTTTGATGTCGGTGCCGTAGCCCTTAGCCAGGGTGCTGAGGTTGCGGCCCATGCCTTCACCAGTTGCTGCGACGTTAGCGGCGTTTTTTGCTGCTCCAGACCAGTTGCCTCGAGCAACGTTGCCCACGCCAAAGCCAGCCTGCAATGCGGGCTCAACTACTGCGCGGGCGGCTGCCCTCATCCCGGAACGGGGATGCAGAAAAGCAGTTCCTACGATGGCGGCGCCAGTCAAAGCCGCAGCTCCAGCCGCGAGCTTGACGGGCTTGTTCCAAGAGGCGCGACACTGGTGATCACGGGGAATGCAAGCATTGCCACAGGCCTTAGAAGTTGAACCGCAGTTGAGCTTTTTGTTGCCTACGAAAACATCGGTGCGAAGAGTGGTGGGGGTCAAGGTCATGGCTTACAACGCGATGGTGTCCCAGTCGATGTCGAAACCGTCGGCGTAAATCGAATCGAGCTTGCCGCGGCGCCGCAGGATCTCTTGGTAGGCGGCGTTGATCTTCTGGGCTTTGCGAACGTCACCACCAACGTCAGGGTGGTTTTCTCGCATCAGCTGTAGCCACTTCTTTTTGATCTCTGCTTCGGATGCATTTTCAGAAATGCCGAGATCTTTGAAAGGATCTTTTACTGCTTTGTTAGTTCCGACGTTGCGACTTCCTGAGGATGCGTTTTGCTTGGCTCTATCACGCGCGGAGTTCCACTGGCGCTTGTAGTCCTCGGCGCCCATAGCCCATTCACGCTCGGCGGCAGCCAAGTTGGTACGCAAAGAACGACCTGCCGTGATGCTGCCACCACCTAAATACATGAGTGCGCTGCCAGCAGCAAGGCTTCCGGCCTGGCGCTTATTGGGTTTTTTGGCGTACTCGTTGGCGAGTAGCCCGGCTCCGGCAATGCCTAAGCCAACACCTGCAATCTCGGCTCCGAGAGCCATACCGCGAGCCTTCTTGAAGGCCGCTTTACCTTGAGCAATACTTTCATCAGGAGTGGCCTTCGCTCCCAGAGGTGTCGAAAGGATGCGTTGGCTCGCGCGAGCTTTTGCAGCACCAAATGCAACGCCACCTAGAACAGCAGCGCCTCCCACTCCGAGAGCAACGTTGCGGATGGTGTTGTTGTTGGTTTTAGCAGGCGTAGCGGGGCCCTTGGTGCACTTTTCGCCCTCGGAGATCGAGCCGCGGCCGCACTTGAGGTCAGAGCGGATGCTGGATGGGGTGAGCACCATGGTTCAGATGTCGAAGGAGCCGGAGTCAGCGGAGAAGCCATCTGCCCAAGCGTCACGGACAGAGGGGCGCTTGGTTTTTTTCCATGCAGCTTCTCTGGCTTTCATAACAGCAGCCAACTGAGTCTTCTTTGAAGGTGCTGGAGCTCCTGCTTTTGCGCGTGCTGCAGGATCCAGTGCGCGGCGCAGGTCAGTGTTGCGCTTAGCTGTTTGCTGCATGTAAGCAGCACCCCCAATCAGAGCCGCTGCGCCTGCAATCTTTGCGGCGGTCTTGAGACCGCGAACTTTGGAGCCACCGCGCTGCTGCGGCTGTACTCGCTGAGCTGGCCCCTTGGTGCACTTTTCGCCCTCGGAGATGCTGCCTTTGCCACACTTCAGGTCGAGGCGCTCAGCGGTGTCGAGGCGGGCTCGGATGTAGGTAGGGCTGCGGTCTTGGATGCCGAGCTCGCAGGCGTCGAGGTACTCGAGGGGTGTCAGTGAGTCGCCGCGCTTGCGCATGGAGCCGCAGTTGCCATCGCACTTGGCGCCCTTCTTGCCCTTACAGCCGCACTCGGCATCCATGGGCTTTTTGCCGTAGCCGTCGGCAGCGGGCTTGGTGTGTTTGGCGCCCTTAGCGCTGCGCTTACGGCTGTGGCTGGCGGCCATGTCCATTTCCTCCTCCTCTTCTTCCTCTTCGGGGGACTCCATGTTGCGGGCGCGAGCTGCCATGGCGCGGCCTTCGCGGATGCCTTCTTCGTAGGCCTCGGATTTAGCGCGGCGTGTGGTGGCGGGCATGGCGTAGAGCCCCGAGTATTGCTTCCCACAGCGTAGCTGCCTTGTGCTATAGGGCTCGATAGGCTGAGAGCATCTATCTGTTCTAGTTGTGAACTTGCTTCGCTTAGTTGCTGGGAGTGGTGCGGCCTCGGGATTGCTGATTGGTCAGCTCGTTTTTGCTGCTTTCTTTGTCGGATCTTGTGAGATACCAAATGTGCTCAACAGGGGTAGCGCTAATGCCTGTCTTGATCGTTGGATGACTACAGCTGCTCTGTTCTTTCCTTCAGGTGTAGCAAGTGCTGGTACAGCAGTTGCGCTGGATAAAGCAAAAAGGCGCTTTCTTGGCTGATCAGTCGAAGGGCTGAGGCGCGAACTGCTCGAAGACTGCAGCTTTGTTGAGGTCGGCCGGGCCGACGGTGGCTACGCGGGATACTTCTTCGCGGTGAGTGCGGGGAAGCGCGGCGTACTCGGGGTCGATCGCGGCGATCTCGGGGTCCCAGGGGGCTAGGTAGCAACGGCAGCGGGGGTGTGCGGGTGCGTTTGTACTAGCGCGCTTGTAGATGCGGCCGGCCCGGGCGTTGCAGATGGGGCAAGTGCGGTCATCGCTGGTGGCGTACCACATGACGAGGTCGATGCCGTTGGCTGCGTAGTACTGGTTGCTGGCAGCGTTGTATGCGCGTAGCGACTCGGTGCGGGCGATGACGTCAGCGCGAGACTTCACCACGCCGAGGCGCAGACGCAGGTCGTTGGTGATGGCGTCGGTAGGGCGGCCTTCAGCGATGCCTTGGGCGACGAGATCGGTGGCCGTGGTTGCGAAGGCTTCGCCATGGCGGCGGAGGTAGCCGCGGGCTTGGGCTGCAGCAGCCACGGTGGCTTCGATCGGAATGGAGACGTTGATCAGGCGGCGCTGGGAGCCGGAGTCGCGGAGAAGCTCTCGGGCGACGGTGACGCCTTTGCCTTCGGAGCTGCGGAGTAGGGAGCGCAGCACGCGGTCATAGGCGTCGGTTCGGTCGGGGCGGAAAGCGGGAACGAGCTGACGGAACTCCTGCAGTAGGGCGACGTTGCGGTCGGCTGCGGGGGCTCCGCTGCGGAGCTGGATGCGGGTGCGCCGCAGTAGGCGGTTGAAGCTGCTGTCGAGGATGCGGTTGAGCTGGGCGATGGTGACGTCCTCGGAGCGACGCAGGGCGGCGTTGTAGCGCTCAAGGAGTTGCATCAGCCCTGTCGTTGCGGATGAGGTCGGCGATCTGCTCCACCTGCGAATCCTGCATGCGCATGAATTTGCCTCCGCGCTTCATTGCGAATAGCCGTTCGTCAGAGGACAGTGCTGGGCGGAACCCGTATTTTTCGTAGACAGAACGGCGTTTTGCACCTTTGGTGTCATTAGAGTAGGGAATAGCATAGATAATTGAGTTGTCGGGTAGTTGGTCTACCTGCTCCTGGAACATCTTTTTGACGGTGGAGGCTACACCACGGGCGTTGCGGGACGCTGCTTCTGACTTTGCGTCAAATTCTCCATCTACTCGGAACTGAGTTGAGTAAGTGCGCGCACCTCCGATGCTTTCCTGCGGTTTTGTTGAGTAAATAAGAAGTGTTTCCCCGACGGAGCCTGTGCTGAGCAAGCTACCGTCTTTCATTTTCCAGTTGGTGAAGTTATCTTTTGTGTTTACTGAAGTGATTTCACCTCCTTTGGACTTCAGAGCCATGTAAGCAGCACTTGCTTTAGCGTCTCCAACCAGCCCACGCACCGACTTTTGGAACTGTTTAGGTATGCGGTTTATGCCAGCGTCTATTTCCGCGCTCGACAACGATTTAATCACCCGCTTGCTGATCGCGGGTACCACTACCTCTTTGTTTTTGTATGCAATCGCTCCACCGGCAGCCAAAGCAGCACCAGCACCGATAGCAGCCGCGATAGCAACACGGTTGCGCGTTTTATTATCGCTCTCGGGGGGTTGTTTTTCTTGGCTGGCTACTCCTGCGCCCTTACGGCACTCATGTGCCTTTGGGATGTGTGAGGCTCCGCAAGGCTTACCCTGCAGGTCCTGCCGGACAGCCAGATAAGTAGTGGCACGGATCAGACCAGGGGGCAACGCGTCACCCCTCTGGCGGCGGGCTATTTCAGCGCGGGCGGCACGGTAGGAGGCCTCGAGGCTCATATCTTCGCCGCGGCCTTTAGCAGCCTCGCGCAGGGAGCGGGCAAGGTCGGTGATCTGCGCTTGGGCGCTGCGGCGGCCGCGGGGTGGGGTGGTAGCTGCAGGAGCTGCGCCTGTCGCAGCGCGACCCGCTGTCTGTACCGGAACCAGGCGCTCAAAGCCGTTCTGCTGCAAGTAGCGGGTGGCGTCGCTCAGGCTGGTGATGTCGCGACCAGCGAGCTCGGAGGCGGCAACCCGGGTTTCGCGATCCGAGAGTGTGAACGTGCTGCTCTTGCTGACCTGGCGGGCGAAGTACTCCTTGGAGATGGCGTCGCTGAGGCCCTGGCCGATGCGTCCGGTGACGTTCGCGGGCTTTGCCAGGCGCTGTGCTAGGTAGCGGGAGTGGCCGATGCGGGCGCTGTTCATCAGGTCGCCGTAGCCAGCGCGGCGCTGCTCCGTGGGCATAGCGGCGCCCGGGGTTTGGCGCACTTCGTCGGCGATGCGGCCGAAGTACTGATCGAACCCGTCACGGGTCTCTCGGTACAGGCGATTGGCGAGCTCGGTGCGGCTGACAGCAGCTTCGCGGCCACGAGGGGCGGCGCCAAGGATCTGGTTGAGGTTGCCGACGGCGCGCTCGCGGACGTTCTCGGGGAAGTTGTCCGTACTGGGTCCGACCAGGCGATTCAAGAAAGTGCTGCGCTGCGTGGCGTCGTTGAGGTTGACGCCTTGTTGACGGGCCAGGGCTTGCAGGCTGGCTGCTTCGCGGTTCAGTGCGCTAGTGAGTTGCCGACGTACGTCAGTGTCGGAAGCGCCGGAGCCCAGGCGGAAGCCGAACTGCCGCGAGAGGAACTCATGGGTAGCGGGCTCGGAGAAGGTGCTGCCATCTCCGGCGCCTGCGGCGTTGGTGCGCTTGGTGCCCCAGAAGGCCTCGAGGCTCTGTTGGCGCCAGGTTTCGGCGTTGGTGCCACGGCCAGCGGCATCGACGTCGACAGAGCTGATGCGATTCAGCAGGATGCGGCTGTTGGCGTAGTCGGTGGCGCGACGCTCGAGCTCGGTGGGTGTGCGGAGAAGCGATTCGCGGAGGGCAGCCGGGCCTGTAGCGGCTTCGCCGGCGGCGCGGGCTACGGCGGCGCTGGCAGCGGCGGCACCAGCAGCGCGGCGTTCGCGGCGAGCTCCAGCGATACCTGGGGTGGCGTCAAGGATGCGGCCAATGCCGGCGGCTACGGCGTCATCGATCTGGCGGCCAACGCCGTCCCGGTAGAAGGGTGCCCGCTTGAGCTGACTGTGGCTGAAGAGGCCGAAGCCGACGATGCTGAGGCCGAGGGCAATGCCGCCGGCCCGGCGCTCGAGTTGGGCCTGGAGCGCCTGCTTGCGCTGGAGGTCGCCCGGGATGGCCTTAACGATGCCCCGGACGATGGAGCGTTTACCGCCCTCGATCTCGGAGAAGCTGCCCTTGCGCACGCCTTTACCGAGGCGTTTGACGCCACGCTCGATGTTGGCCAGGCCACTGACGGGGTCGGTGCGTACGGCGCGGAGGTGAGGGTCAACACCTTCACCTTTGAGCCGGCAGTCCCAGTTAGGCGGGATGCAGCGGCCACCGCACTTGACGTTGGGTGGGTTGCAGTCAACGGCGCGGGCAGTCTTACCGGTGCGGCTGCGGGCGGGGGCGTCGAGGCGTGCCTTGGTGGCTAGGTAAGCCGCGGTGCGGAAGCCTTCGGGAGTGGTGTTGCGCGGCGTCATCGTCAGTAGCCCTCGTTGTAGGCGCGGAAGGCGTCAGCCTCGGCGTCGGGCACTGGAGATAGCCCTGCCACATTCTGACCGGGGAAGAAGTGCTGAACGGCGACTTTGGCGGCGCGGAGTGAGTTGAAGCCTGTGGTGTAGGGGCCGTCCGTGATAGCGCTGTCGAGGGCGAAGCGAGCTCGGTAGAGCTTGCGCGCTCGGGTGCGGTGTGGGCCGAGGATCAGCACAGGGGCGGCAGCGCTGCTGTCGATCCGCTGCCCGTCGGGGCCGACGAGTGGGCCGGCGACGACATCGCCGTGGCGGTGGGTGATGGCGATGCGAAGGCCGTCGGCGTCGTCGAACAGGAAGTCGCCGCGACCACCTTCGGCAGGGGGCAGGACAGCGCCACCTTCAGCGGCAGGCTCCTCCTCGCCCTCGGGGAGTGCCGGAGGCTGCGTGGCGGCCTGCAGTTGGGCGTCGTAGCCCGCCATCTGCGACTGGAATTGAGCGTCGGTGCTGGCGATGAGCTGCTCGGTGACAGCTTCGTTGAGTTTTGTATCAATCGAGTAATCGGTGCCGCCAAAGCGGGACTCGCGCACTTCCAGCGGGTTCAGGACGCCGAGCTGGATGTACTGCGCGTCTGAAGTTGCCTTGAGCTGGTGGAGCTCGGCCTTTTCCTTTTCGGTCTGGGTGAAGACAGAGGGGAAAAGGACGGACCAGGATTCGGGAATGCGGCCGCGGGTTGGACCTTCGCGCGAGGCGAGGATGTAGGTGAAGACCTCGGTGATTGGGGTGCGGCAGTAGACCTCCTGCCACTGCTCAACGAGAGAGGCCCAGACACGCTCTTCGTATCGGCCTTCTTTACCGAGGCCTCCGGGGCTATCACCCATGAGGATGGAGGCGGGCCATCCGGTAGCTGCCTGCAGATCCTTGATGAAGGGGTCAGTGGCGGTGGCGATGTTGCTCAGTGCTCGGTTGATGAAGCTGATCTCTTCTTCGACGTCAACGACCATGCCGCCGTAGACACTACGGCTGAGGTTGTTGGCTTCGAGACGCTTGCGGAGATCGGACTCATTGCCTGCGGCGATGCGGTTGAACAGGCCTGGGATCTTGTGAACGAAGACGTCTGAATCGGAGGTCATCGACTCGAGGCCGGACATCGCGGTCTCGTAGCGCTTGAAGGCGTTCCAGACGAGCTGGAGGACGGACTGGCCCCAGCCGGTGTTGCGAGAGCGGAGATTCCAGGGCAGGTAGAGGCCGTCGAAGCGCGCTACGCGGGTGTGGTGGACGCGGATGTTGACGTAGCCGCTGGTCTGATCAGGGGTAATGCGCTGCGACGTGGTGATCCGGTAGTGCGAAGGACGGGAGTAGTCCGTGATGGAGAAGTCCTCGGGGATCAGTTCGTGTCGCGAAAGCGGGATGTATCCGCGGACAGCGCGGATGCGGCTCATCTCGACAGGCTCATCGGGCTGGCCGCCGTCGTCGATGAGCAGCACAAGGCCGGCGCCGCCGTAGAGGCGCTGAAGCTTGATGACTTCGGCGAGGGCGAAGTGGAACTGGGTGGCCTGAAGGAACTGGTTGAACCGAGTGAGAAGGTCGGCGTTGTCTGCAGCGGCGTCACCGCCTAGGGCGATGCTCGGTTGGTGGCGCAGGATCTCGTCAGCAATGCAGTCGACGTAGCGACGAGGGATGCCGTTGGTATATAGGGATTCGAGTTCGGCTTCGGTCAGCAGAGTCTGAAAGCTGACACTTGTAGCGGTTGTTTTATCTTTTGCGGGTACACCTAGGCCCGTTAGCGCATTAACTAATGCACCATCATTCCGGTATTTGTCTGAGGATGCAGTGGTCATAGCACAAACAGGCTCGGGGAGAGCTGTGCTCAGAGTAGCGGTATGCAGCAAAAGATCATAGATATCGGTTACCAGATGCAAGTGAATATGGTAACTGATATCTGTATCTGGTAACGTGATTCTGCATCTGGTAACCGATATTGGTATCTGGTAACGTACCTGTGCAGGAGTTGACAGCCGGATGGTTGGGTAGGCTGGTGCAGCCACCTCCCAGGGCATGGTTGACCATCGGATCGATGGATCAAGTCTCCTGACCAAACGGCAAGCCAAACAGCAATTCCGCGAAGGGATCCTCAGTAGTTGGGGATCCCTTTGTGCTTATTGCGGGCAGCCAGGGGACACGTTGGATCACGTCCGGCCTCGGTGCCGGGGAGGGCGGACAGACCGGGCGAACTTGGTCTGCTGTTGTGCTCCGTGCAATCGAGCCAAAGGCAGTGAGCTCGACTGGCAGCATTGGTTCAGACAGCAAAGCTGGTGGTCGCCACACCGGGAACACGCCATCCGTCTGTGGATAGGCGAAGCAACTCAGGGATGGATAGCCGCCTGAGTTACCTGCGAGGCGTTCCTCTGCCGACGCTCTCGGTGATTAGAGCGTAGCGGTGGTGCTAGATGTTGTCGAAGAAGCTAGCAGTAGCAGGTGTTTCGGGGATTAGCGAACACGCGAAGGCGAGCGCCATGACAGTGTCGTCGTGGGCGCCACTTACGGCTTGACGGGCGCCGCTTTCCTGTTGCTGAAACGCGCGGAGTTCGTCCGCGATGATGCCGGGAGGGAATACCAGCTCGTCGCGCTCGAGCAGATACAGAAGCCTGTCGGTGGCTACGGTCTTGGACGCGCGGCTGGTGTTGAACGTCTCAATGGCGTAGTTTGGTAACACATGTTGTAGCGCTTCGGCGATCACGGAACCCATCGCTTGCTTCTCTACTATTACGCGCTGCGGCATGTAGTCCTCAATCAAGGTTTTTACATGTTTCAAGCTATAGTCTGTGCTTTTGCCGTTTTCGCGGTACATACCAACGATCTCGTAAGGCGTAGTGGTGATGTCCAGCACCATTGCTACGAAGTAATCGTTGCCCCCAGCGTTGGGGTCAATGCCGATGACGTAGCTGCGATTGATCGAACCACACTCGCGCCAATGTCCGCGAGAAGCGCGGGTGATCAGCTCGTTTGGGTAGATCTGGGTGTCGGTAGCACCGAACTGCAGCTCGTACTCGGAGTTCCATGCCGCGAGCGTCATGCGGCGCGACTCGCGAGTGCGGCGGGCCCAATCGGGGTCAGCGCCGTAGATCGGGTGCTGCGAGTAGTGGATGGCGACCTTGTTCCAGTCACCCTCGTCGGAATGCCAGAGCTGACCGAACCAGTCGAGCTCGGTGTCGGGGGTGGAGACGACGATGACCTTGGCCGCGTCGCCCACCATGGAGAGCGTGGGCATGGCACCGCGGTAGATCTCGGCGGCACCCTCGAGGAAGGCGGCCTCGTCCATGAAGAGGACGGAGCAGCTCGGGATGCCGCGAGCGGCGCGGGGTGAGGCGGGTAAAAAGTACAGCGTGCCGCGACCCTCGAAGGCGAGCTGCGTGTTGCTGTCGGTGAGGTAGCGGACGGTTTCGCCACGGAGGCTGTTAGCCATGGCGCGCACGCGGCGGCCGAGCTCGGAAGCGTCCTGCTGTGTCTTGCTGAAGATCACGGCAGCGAAGCCGCGCTCGGTGAGGGCGCGGCAGAGCAGGTAGTTGCAGACGGTCTCGGATACGCCGGTCTGGCGGGACTTGTTGACGAGGGTGTTGGGGTTGGCGTTGATGGAGCGGATGAGCTCTATCTGGTACTCGTAGGGATCAAAGGGGGCGACGGTGCCGCTGGTGCGGATCCATGTGCCTCGTGCGAACGACGGCCAGCGATCGACGCTAGGCAGCGAGGTAGCAGTGGAGGTCTCGTAAAGGGCAGCCCGCGCCTGACGGCGAGCTAGCTCGGTTTGGAGGCGTTCGACGCGCTTGCGCAGGGTGGAAACGGACGGCATCAGCTGTCGAAGTCCTCGGGGTCGGCAGAGGGGAGCAGCAGGTCGTCGGGATCGAGGTCTTCAGCCGGCGGAGGTACAGCGGTGGTGTCGACGTCGGCGGGCGCCGTGAGGCGGAGGAGCTGGCGCTCGAGGTCGGCGATTTGGCGCTCCAGGATGCGGCGCTCTTGGTAGGCCTGGGCTCCGCTCATCAGCGTGCGGGCGGCGGAGATGCGGTCGGCAGCCCGGGCGCCGTCGTCGTTGATGATGCTGTCGAGGACCTGGATGGCAGCGGGGATTGTGCTGATGTTCATCCCGCCGGTCTCGGAGAGGAGTTCCTGCTGAATGCGGGAGATGGCTTGCTGGACGGCGGGGCGCTGACGCCAGGTGTAGACGGACTTTTCGCTGACGCCAATCTTGCGCGCGGTTTCACGGATGGTGGTGCCGCGCGCGAGAAAGTTGGCAGCGATGCGTTGGCGCTCGTTAAGGCCGTCGGGGCCGTAGACGCGATCAACCACTGGGCGTAAGTGTTCCGATAGGTTCAGACTAGCGGAAGAATATACGGGTGAGATTGAAGTTGGCTAGATGCGTGCGGTTACGACGCGCTCGGGTTGATCCTGATACTTACCGGCGCGGGTTTCGTAGCAGGTGGAGCAAGGAGCTCCGCGGTAGAACAGCGCCTGGACAATGCCTTCGTTGGCATAGATGCGGCAGGGAGAGTCAGAGCTGTTGCTGAATTCGAGTGTGAGGTGCCCTTTCCAGCCGGCTTCTCCGGGCGTTAAGTTAGCAATTACTCCGCAGCGTGCATAAGTGCTTTTGCCAATAAATTGTGCAGTAATGTCTGACGGTATTTGTAAGCATTCGACGGCAACACCAAGGCCGTAGCTGTGTGCGGGTAGCACAAAGTACGAATCGCCCTCGGAGGTGTTGTGGAGGGGTACAGGCTTCAGGTGAGCTGGATTGAAGTCCTTGGGGTCAACCACAGCGTGGTTGTTAGTTCCGGGCTCGCGTAGCGGCTGGAAGACGAGGAACTCACGGTCGCTGAGGCGGAGGTCGTATCCGTAGCTGGAGAGGCCGTAGCTGAGGACACGGCGCTCGTCGCGGCGGGTGCGGACCAGGGCGGGGATGAAGGGTGTGATCATGCCGGCCTCGGTGGCCAGGGCGGTGATCTCGGTGTCGGAGAGGAGCATTAACGGTAGCGTGATGGTGTTATGCGGCCAAGTAGAGGTCGCAGTCCTGGGCGAAGCGGGGGTCTTCGGCGGCCTCGGGGTAGCCGAAGCCGCAGCGGGAGCCGCTCCAGTGGGAGCAGCTGGCGCAAGTGGGGCCGTCCGCGGAGTATTGATGGCGCGGAGAGCGCCGGGGGATGTCAGGGCGGACTGTGGCAAAGCTGCGGCCGCTGCGGATGTTGGAGATGGATTGGCGGCTGCAGCTGTAGAGGGGTGCGAGAGCGGTGTCGGAGAGAGGGGAGCGGAGGATGTGGACGATGTCGCTCTCGGTGAGGCCGATCCAACTGTGGTGACTTGAGCGGGGTGCGGGGGCGGCGCGTGGTGGGAGGGGGCCGTCGAGTGTGGTCCAGCGGTGAGTGCAGGAGTGGCAGGCGTGGCGGCGGCGGATGGTGCCGTTGCGGAGGTGATCAGTGCGGATGACGTGGGTGTGGGTGGTGCCGCACTCGGGGCAGGGGGTTGTCACGCGGTGAGGTGTGCGGCTAGGGCCCACTGGGCGCGGATGATGTCCTCGAAACAGCGCTCGAGGAGGGGTGCGGTGCCGGCGTAGGTGAAGGCGCCGTCAGGGCCGTCGTGGAGTTCCCAGCGGTAGTAGCCGTCGGGGGTGGAGCGGATGGTGATGAGGAGGGGGGAGGTGTAGGTCATTGCTGCGGTGTGACGATGTAATGACCGCGTATATGGGCCCGGACAATGGGGCAGTCTTTCCAAATAGATGTGTTTAGGGCGTTGCCCACTTGTTGATTCCAGCGTTTCCCGCCATTGCCCTTTATGACGTGATCGTCAGAACGTAAAGTAGTGTAGCGCTGAAGGTGATCGCACAATGCAGAGAGTGACACTTCACGCGTACCGAAGTAGTCTTGTATCTCTGCAAGGTGCTCTTTTATTATGTCTCTTATTTCGCTGGCACTATGGTAAGCTGGTACGTAACTATTAGTAGTACTACTGTCTTCGAGTTCTTTTAATGTTTGTGGGATCTTGAGCTCGCGTAGGTAACTCTCTACGACATTGCGTATCAGTGTCTCGGCCGGAAGCGTGGACAGCGTGTTTAATGTAACTTGCTTTACTGCTTTTTTCTGTTGACCAGGGGTTCCTATGTGTTCCTCGATTACTTTCCTAGCCAGCTCTTCTGTCTTCTTTTGTAAATGTAATATGGCGCGGTCAAATAAGGCGGCAATAAGTTCTTTGACTTCGGGTTGAACGCTGTCGTACTTGTTTTGCGAATTCATCCAATCAAGGGCAGTAAGGAGTTGTGTCATCATTTTTAAGGTGCAAGACGGGCTTTGTGGAGGCGGGAAGTGGCGTACCAGGAGGCGATCTCGGGGGCCCAGGCTTCCAAATGGGGCCAGAGGAGATCGCACAGTTGTTGGATCTCTAGTTGCGCGTCGCGTTTGGAGCGCAGATCCAAAAAGTGGAGTAGAGAGCGGAGGTTGAAGCTGACGACGAAGTCCTGGCGTATGGCGTAGGGGATGATGTCCCGGGCGTGTTCTTCGCTGAAGCCGTTCTCGATGGCGAGTTTGTAGCGGGCGGCGGAGTCGATGCAGATGATGCGGTGGATGATCCGTTGGTCTTCGGTGTAGTCGTACTTCTTGCCTTGGCGGTCTCGGTAGGTACCGACGGGGCGGAGGTAGAAGACTTCTTCGGCGTCGCGGGTGCCGGTGCAGACGTCGAGGATGCGGCGGCCGGTGTAGCGGCCGGATTGAACGTCGAAGCTGACGCCGACGCGGTGGGTGCGAGCTTGCTGCATCACCGAGTGGGGGAAGCCGCCGACGTTGAAGGTGATGGCGGGGTGTTCGAGGGGTCCGTAGTGGCCTCGCTCGCCGGCGAGGAGGTGTTTGACGATGAGGGCGCCGGCCTCGGATTCGGATGGGGGGTCTTCATCAAAGACGAAGTTCTCGGAGTAGTCCTGGTGCATGGCCCACCAGCAGAGCGTTTGGGGGTGCTCAGTGCGGGATAAAACTTCGACGCGGAAGTGAGGGTCGATGGGAGAGGTACTCATGCGACGGTTTTGCAGGTGTGGAGGTCGATGATGGTGACGTAGCCTTCGCCGCCCTCGGTGTCCCAGGTGCTGGGGTGGGAGGTGGCTACGGATTTGGCTTCGTCGAGGGTTGCGCAGGTCTTGATGGGATAAGAGCTGACGCCGCACTCGATGCAGCCGACTTGATAGACGAGGTAGTTGGGGTCGTAATCCATGGAAGTCACTTTTCGATGCCGAGGGTGGGGATAGGGAGGCCGCCCTCGGTGGGGACGTAGATGGTGCGGTTGCCTTTTTCGCTGCCTTCTTGGAGGCCAACGATGTAGAGGTATTGGAGGTAGCGAGGGTTGTCCTTGAGGGAGTCGCCGATGATGCGGTTGGCTTCGGCGACGCCTTTGGCGCGCTCGATCTCGGCTTCGGCCTCGAGAGAGGCGGAATCTTTCTTGGCTTTGGCTTCGAGGACTTTCACCTGGCGGGTGCTCTCGGCTTCCATCAGTGCGGCTTTACCGGCGAGGGTGCGGTTGTAGACGCCGAGTTGTGGCAGGCCCCAGAGGATGAAAGCGAGCGCGGCGAGACTCGCGATGGTGACGCTGATGGTGAAGGTGGTGTTGTTTTTCATTTGGTTAGTGATTCAAGGGCGTAATTACTGGGCTCAAGCTCAGTGGCAAGAGCAAGGAGTTGGTTGCGGATAGCCTGGCATTGGCGCCAATGTGCATGGGTGATGAAATGGCCCATGTGCGGTGAGCTGGCTGGCTCTTGTTGATCTGGCACCACCTGATCAGCAGCAGCGCGAAAGGCGGCGGCGACATCGGATTTGATCTGGTCAATCGACTTCGGACAGGCGTAGTAAGGTACGTCGTAGCGATTAAGTGTTACGGCGTTCAGTACTGCTTGCGCGGCGGGAGAGAAGTCAGTCATTGGACTGCTCCTCCACAAGCGGCAGTGTGGGGCCAAGGCTTTCAAGCCAACACAACATGCACCAGTGCCCTTCGTGGCCTTCGATGTCGCTGCTGATGTAG